GTGCTTGCTCTGGTGCGACCCCTTGTTCAACCATTATACTATAGGTAGTAAATGCGTTACGACAGGTAGCTTGAAACATCATCTCAGCATCTAGGCTAATTTCCATCGGCCCCCCTGACCCCTGCTTTTTGTCCTCTGAACGACAACGCCAGTACGGTTCATACAACTCTGGTTCATCATCTACGTAACGACGTGAGATCTCATTCCACCGTAGAAACTTGTGCTTGACTAACTGACGTGCCACAAAGATGGGTGCTTTAACGTGGAACGATGCAAAGGCATGACCAAATGGTGAGATGTGCTTGTGTTGGGCTAGATAGCGGATCAGCTTCACGTCACGTTGATGCAATGCTTTCTCTAGTGGGCCATTAGTATCAACCCCAGAGTAAATGTACTCAGACTTCTTACCAAAGCTAACTCGTGCTGCGTTCACTACTGACAAGTCATTACCCATGTGGTCGATGTATGTTGCTGTAATATCTACCATTTCTTTCTCACTTTCCAATATACCCAACTTTGAAGGCAGTGATCATCACCTAAGATAGAGTCTATCAACCACACGATGTTGGGTTTGTTTTGTCTTTTCCAGTGCCAATTCCTAGCACTAAATGTTTGGTTATTATCCCCGCCTAGTAATACATTTAGTAGGACAGACAGGGATGTCAAGACCTTAGAAAGGTACTTCATCTACAAATCTCCAATCACCATTTTCCAGCAAGCTGACGGGCTTGCGCCCTTTATCACGGGGGTCATTGAACCATCCTTTTGACATATGTAAATGACGCAGATCCACAACATCTTCCATCTCTTCAAGTTCTGATTTCTTCGGGACTATGCCCATCTGCATCAGGAACAGATCCAAATTAACATTTTCCATTGTATATTACCTCTAGTTCGTAACCCTTCTCTAACATAGCAGCCACAAACTTATCAACTTCTTTTCTTGTCATTCGGTGTGTTGCTAAGACTTCACCCTGATATGTTAATACAACAGGTGCTTTATTTTCCTTGGGGGGCTGTGTAGAATACATGATCGCCTATCCTTCCAACTTTATAATAGTGTTTTGCCCATGAGGGCCTCACAGAGAGGCTGTGGTAATGGGTAGCCTCTATTTCGGTGTACCCCCCATCAAAAACCTCTAAGGCTATTGTACGGGCCTGATTCATGGCTCTCCATTCGATTGCATCATTCAGGGCATACCTTTCCATCTTATCTGACTTTCCATCATGTGTGAAAGAAAACTGCTTATCTTGGAAAACGACACCACAAATAGTGTCAGGCCATCTGTCATCAGCTACACGGTTCATCACCACCTCTGCAACAGCATACTGCCCCTCGAAGGGTTGGTCACGAGCCTCAAAGAAGATCGCAACCGCCAAACATTCAAGCCCCAACACTATTCAAACTCCGTGTGCATTTGACTGCCATACACTTTAATTTCCATTGGTAGGTCATCATTGTAAATCCCACCTTGTTCTTGGATGTGTTTATAAAGGTCTTTCGAAGATCCGATCAGGTCACACAGACTGTCTAGTGCTGTCAGGCTGTCACCCCCTGTCACAAAAGTGAACTTATGGGTTTCCATTTCCCAATCCATTTTGCAGTTCTTAATCATTGTATACGACATATTAGTTTAACTCCACTACACGGTTAAGGTTGAAGGAACGCCAAGCCTCTTTTTCAGTATCCCAGACGGGCATGTTGTCAGGCACATCAGACTTAGGTTCATCAGGTGTAGGCATCATAGCTTTCATCTCACGGATTTCCCCATTTACCTTAGCAAAGGTTACCTTAAACGGTTTATCATAACCAATCTGCATTAAGGTCTTCATTACGGTTTCTTTAGCTTCAAACATATTATTCTCCTTCTTCATCGTAATACATATCCTCTTCCACGTCCTCGTGGTAACCACAACAAGGACAAACGAATGCTTCCTCATAGAACTGATCTTCTTGTACGTGTACAACCTCTTCACAGGCGGGACACATAACAGTTTCGTAACCTAGTTTACCTAACATATCTACCTCCTAGTATCTGTAGTTACGGACTTCTTGTATATCTTCTAGAAGACCATTAGCAGAGTATCCATAGGATTGCAATAGCTTTGCTACACTTTTAGGGTGATTAGCTACAACATGCTCTAGGTCGAGATCCTCGAAGTCATACGGGCTATCGAAGCCAGAGTAATCAATGTCAAACTCTGGTTTACGAGAAATAATGAGACTGGAAAAATCTGCATTGATGAAGGCATCAGCTACAGTATCCATGAATACAAGGTCTTGCTGCTCGATGTTACGGTGTTGGTCAAAGTAACCTACAGATACATTAGTACACTCAGGGATGAGGTGCTTGTACTCGTTGCTGTCGGTATAAGAACCACGAGTATCTGTAGTGTAACCAAGGTCAAGGCACTGCTCTAAGGAATAAGCAAAGTCATCAGAACATGTACGCATACTCATCTGATGTGTAATTATAGAGCTATAGCCGTAACGGTCAAACGAGATGGCTGCATCTATACCTGCAACTACGTCAGGTGTCTCACGAGCTATATAATCTGAACCAAGACAACCAATTTCCTCGGAGGCATGTACAATGTACAGACCCTCGACACCTGCTTGGATCATACGAAGCATGATGTAAATACCTGTGGTACAGTCAGCACCTAAGCAGTCACTGTTAGATACTTTGGCAAAGTCTTGGTAGACTTCTACAGTCTGATAGCCGCCATTCTTGTGTACAGTGTCATGGTGGGACATAAATGCGATCTTGGGGTTACCTATGCGCAGAATATAGTTACCTGCTGTGTCAGGCTTACCGAAGATAGGCTCTAGGTATTTACGACAGAACTTCTTCTGGCTAACTGAGTCTTGTGGTCGCTTGTATTGTAGCATGTCGATGTAAGTTTGTTTATTGTAAGTCATGTTATCTCCTAGTATCGAAGCTGCTGCTTCTGTAAAACTTTTCTGTTAGATATTCTTTTTTGGTTAGGTCGTCAAGAATTATTTTTGTCGTCGACCACGAAATCTCCAGCTCGGTCACTAATTTCCATCGGAGGGGTTCCTTCATAATTTCCACTGTAGGGGGTCTATATTTCCACTGAGGGGGTCACTCTATATTTCCACTGAGGGGGGTCGGGTGTAAATTTTTTGACTATGACTTTCGAAAGTTTAGGTAGACTTTCGTTAGTTATAGAACTTTCGTTAGTTCATATAGACTTTCGAAAGTTATATAACGAACGATAGTTCATATAGACTTTCGTTTGTCTACATGTATAGGTTGAGCGAACAAATTTCTGACACTCAACCATAAGTTGTATAGAATAGAACGGTTCTAAGTACCGCATAAGTTGTAAACCTCATACGCTTTTAAGTTGTAAGAAATAATCTTCTACACGCACTTTTAAGTTGTGTCAAGCGATACACCTAAAAGTTGTAAACTATTGATTTACACAACTTTTGCGAGAACCTCCCCTGCTTTCCTTTGGGTTGTATAAAATTGGTTTAACTCTCATTTTAGGTTTTTATATTGTGCCTATATATATAAGGTGTTATTTCTTGGTTGTGGCCGATGGTGGCCGCCTAGTTTTTGGAGTTACTAAAATGAACACACTGACCAAGATTGTCTTTATCGCTCAACTTTTGCTTTTCGCTTTTTTGCTTGGCCGATGGTCATACAATGATTGCGACGGGTACGGCATATTTATTCCAAGTATTGGCGGTTGGCACGTCGAAACCGATGCAGAATGTGGAGTATGAGACAATGCAAACTGACCTGACACATAAAACCTTGGCCGCTTTTTTGTCTTCACCTGCATTGGCGGTAAACCCATATCGGGAACACAATGACCTTGAATTTAAGTTAATTCGGTTGTTTGCGGAATGTGGTTGTTTGGATCGCAGTCTATCGTTGAAATTGGTTTCATATATCAACCCAACTTTTGATGGAAAAATGCTTTCCATATATATCAACGCAAAAGATGCAGAACGCAACCGACGCACAATCGGTAAACCTGCCAAGCTTATTCGCAAGCTTGATCCAACTATTTCGGAAAGTGACCTTGAGGCTTTCAGTGTATGGTTCAAAGATTGTACACTTGCCAATGATGGTCTTATTCTGAAAACCGCAACCGATGCAGACACTTTTGCAAGTGTCTATAAAATGGACCAAGCTGCCAAAAGTGATCCAAATTTAGGTCACGATAGAAAATCATTGTCGGCAAGTTGCATGCGCTATGATTTCTCACACTTGCCATATCACCCCGCCTATATCTATGGCTCAGGCGATTTCACGCTTGGTTGGATTGAGAACAGCCAAGGTCAGTTAGCGGCAAGGGTGGTTGTTTGCACCCGTATTAATAAAGACGGTTTAAAGTGTTTTGTTCCTGCCCCCATCTATACAAATTCAAACGTGGCGGCGGATATGTTAGACACTTGGATTGACCAAGAAAAAGCAAAAGCAACTGACCAAGAAAAACATACTTGGTTAAACGCTAAGTTATTACGCATTGAAACCGACGACGGTTTACTTGCGCCATACTTTGATCGAGATAGCAGCGTCAAGGATAACGGCGATTTCTTGGTTGTCTCTCGATTAGGTGATATTGAATTATCATCAACACATGGCACGGTTTCAGATTACGAGTATCATTGTTCGTGCTGTGGCCAAGGTTTAAATGAATACGACACTTTTTGGGGCAATGACGAAGTTTATTGCGATAGTTGTTTCACCGATACTTTCACCTATTGTGATAATTGTGAAGAATACGACATAAACGAAAACATCACAATCGTTGAAGGCCACGGATCTATCTGCAGTGGTTGTGTTTCTTGCGATCCTGATTTTGTGCAATCCCATGATGGCGAAATCTATCATATTGACGATTGCGTGTGGATTGAAAGCGATAGTGAATTCTACCCATTGTCTTATGAAGGCAAGGCATGGTTTACATCCGATATTGATGGTGAACCCTATTCTATAAATGACCAAGCGAAATTGCCCCTATGGTTTCCCGATGTAATGACAAGAGATCAAGCGATTGAGAGCGGCCATTGGACACTGACCACCAAGATTGAAACCGTGTGGTATCAACCAAGAACACGCAATTTCGGTTTATCCGATGGTCTTGGCTATTACACAACCAATGTGATTGAGACATGGGAATTGAAACCTTGGTTAGAATGGAATGGGTACGAGATAGTGAATAACCAACTTGACCTATTTGAAGACGCCTAATCAGAACCACCAATAACAACTATCGAACCCTATGTTTAGCGCATAGGGTTTTTTTGTGTGCCTATCGTTAATTGGAGAACCATTCTTAAAGTTGTATTGTATCAACAGCTTACAACTATGGGGTGAAATCGCTCCACAATCGCCAAACGGCATTTTATGACCTATGATGTACAAAAGTTTTTACCCTATTGTGTGGCCGTTATATTGAGCCTGTGACGCTATTGTGTTTTTGGTTGTGGTTCAATGGTTTATTCTATGGTTTAACTTGATAATGGGGGCGATTTTCAAATGTATCAATCAAATGAATAGACTATGGGAACCTGCCCTTGCGCTCCGATTGTCAAGTAAAAATGTTTACGTTTGCCTATTTTATTGTAATACTGTTGCATTTATGTCACACCTATACCAAAGCCAGGGTCGAGCTATACCAAAGGATATGTCAATGGGACCCTTGGGATTATACGAGGGGGAAAACGGATGGGCTGGTATACCCCTATAACTACAACATAAGGAAATTAGTTAGGGTGTGTCACTCTGTCGCATGTACAAAGGTAATTCTATACCCCAGTGTGATAAAAATGTCACACAAAAGCAAAATAATACAAAAAAATAAAAATAGTTATTTAACTTATGCCATTCTGGGTGTGTACATATATATAAAGGGTCTTTAGCCCAGTCCCTAGTATAGGAATATGGCTATATAATATATAAGGTATATACCTTGGTATTATTACTGTAGTATATTCCATTTGTATATCCTCCCTCCTATCAACCACAGTGAACCTAGCCACAGTATTCTTATGTAGATGTGACTGTGCCGATGATAGGAGGAGAAGGATTATTTCTTATTCTTTGTGGTCATCTTATGTCTATCCAAGCAATTCCATATAGTGAAATTATAGCCAAGAAGGTTAGAGAAGGTATCCGTAATGGGGTATCTGTCAAAGACATTATGGCATCTGTACAGAAGTATCAGAATGCACCATCCTCTACAGCTACTTTCTATAAACTGTATGGTCAAGATATTGCTGATGTTAAGGCTGACATAGTAGGACAAGTAGGTTCTGTCGTCATCCAACAAGCACTAGATGGTGACTTTAAGGCTGCTGAACTCTTCCTACGTTCTAAGGGTGGTTGGTCACCTACACAGACAATCAATGAAACAGAGTTGACAGAAGATCCTGACACTGACGAATCAGCTATTGACTCCCTAATGACATTACTCGGCAAGACATCTAATGGCACAACATCAGGCGAAGATAACGGCTGAACTCTTAAGGAACCTACCTGATGATGAGGTAGCATCTATCCTTAAACAACTAGGCCCTAAGAAAGCTGCTGAGTTACAACATGATTGGAGCTTTTGGGCTAGACCTGAACAGCTAGAACCTGATGGAAACTGGAATACATGGGTAGCTCTTGCTGGTCGTGGTTGGGGTAAAACTCGTGCAGGTTCTGAATGGGTACGACATCGTATTAGGTCTGGTGATAAGATCGTACACTGTGTGGCCCCTACAAAAGGTGATGTCAGACGGGTTATGGTTGAAGGTGACTCTGGCCTTCTGAATGTCTGCTGGGAAGGTGATGAAACATATCGTGGTAAGCACATAGGCTACCCTGTATGGTCACCCACTAACAATAGCCTTACATGGGAGAATGGTGCTAAGGCTGTATTCTTCTCTGCTGAAGATCCAGAACGTCTTCGTGGTCCACAGGCTTACAGTGCATGGTGTGATGAGCTTTGTGCTTGGCGTAATGCACAAGACACTTGGGACATGATGATGTTTGGTCTACGTCTTGGTCGTCACCCTAAAGTATTTGTTACAACTACACCAAAGACAACTAAACTTATCCGTAATATCTTAGGGGATGAGAAGACTGTTGTAAGTAAAGGTAGCACATATGACAATGCTGCTAACTTGGCTGATACTTTCTTGGATGCTGTACGAAAGACATATGAGGGGACCAGATTAGGTCGTCAAGAACTTTATGCTGAGATCCTAGATGAAGCCTCTGGTGCTTTGTGGAATAGGGGTCTTCTAGCTAAGTGTGAAATAGATAAAGACGAAGTACCCACCCTTAATCGTATTGTCGTTGCTATTGACCCTGCGGTCACAGCTAATGCTGAAAGTGACATGACGGGTATTATTGTTGCTGGGGTTGATGTGAATGGTACAGCATATGTACTAGAAGATCATACTGGTCGTTACACACCACAACAATGGGCTTCAAAAGCTATACAGCTCTATAGAGATCACATGGCTGATCGTATTGTAGCTGAACGTAACCAAGGTGGGGACATGGTACGCCATACACTCCACACAGAGGATGAAACAGTTCCTGTCAAGCTCGTACATGCTTCTCGTGGGAAGATGGCACGGGCTGAACCTGTATCTGCTTTATACGAACAAGGTAAAGTAAAGCATGTACGTGGACTTAATGATTTAGAAGATCAGATGGTACAGTGGGAACCTCTAGGGTCCATAGGCTCACCAGACCGTCTTGATGCTTTAGTTTGGGCTTTAACGGACCTCTCACTTAACGGATATGCAAAACCACAATTAAAATTAGCATACTCCAGTGCCAAAGGTTTAATGTAATAAGATGGCAAAGAAACTATCAGAAACGGAAGCAACCCAGATCCTTGGAGTTGCAGGTGACAATACACATAACGGTCAAATCCGTGCAGATGAGTTTCTGCCTGAATTACGTGGCAAAAGAGCTATCCGTAAGTATCGTGAGATGCGTGACAACGATAGTACCATTGGTGCTATTATGTATGCAACAGAACAAGTCCTACGTGACGTAGATCTTAAGGTTGTTCCTGCGAATGACACTGCTGCAGCTAAGAAAGAAGCTGAGTTTGTAGAGAGTATTTTTAAGGATATGGATCACAGCTTAGATGACCACATCTCTGAGGCTTTGTCGTCTCTGACATATGGTTTTGCTTGGTTCGAGGTTGTATATAAACGTCGTGGTGGTCCAAACAACCGTTCTGACAAATCTCGTTCTAAATATTCTGATGGTCGCATTGGTGTGCGTAAGATTGCCTCTCGTGCGCCTTGGACTGTATCTAAATTTGACGTTGACCAACAAACTGGTGATGTCCTTGGGTTATACCAAGACGGATCAGGGTACAACAATAAAAGTTATATTCCTACTCGTAAGTCTTTATACTACCGCACTACTTCAATCAATAAT